GTGACCCGCCCACGACGCTCCACGTCGCGTAGGGCAGCGCCGCACCCTCGGGCGCCACCCCGGGCCACACGCGAATCGGGTCGCCCAACAGCGCGCGCACAGGACCGCTCGCCTGCAAGATCGATTGGATCGGAGGAATCATCACAGTATCCAGCCTTGCCGTTTCAGCGCGCGAGTGATCGCGATCCACGTTTCATTGATGATCGCCTGGGCCGCTTGCGGACCACGGGCTTCCGCCGAGGGCGTCAGGAATGGCTTTGCCGCCATCTTCTTGGTCCCGAACTCAACGTGCCGCCAGTAGTGTGCCCAGCCGGTGGTTTCATAAACCTTGCCGACGCGGCGCAGGCGCTGGTTTCGCTTCGTGTTCGAGTACTTGGCCTTTCGGCCGACCCGGACACCGACGGTGAAGTACTCCCCGTCCTTGCCCACCCCTGCCCGGCGTCGGTTCCTCGCATTGGCCCTGCGGACCACGATTTCGCTGGCAAGGAAGCCGGAGTGCTTCACCACACGGTTCCGCGCCTCATCACGGATGATGTTGCCGCCCTTGCGCATGCCGGTGCGCAGTGGCTTCCCACGAACCTCGTCCGGCAAGCCGCGCAGGGTCGCCAACAGCCCCTTGAGGCCATGAAGCTGTAGTTCCTCAGCCATCCGACACCCCGGCATCCACCATGAGGTTGATGTGGCGGCGCGCGGTAGGGTCCGGCAACACCGCCCGGATCGCGTACACCTGCCCGTCGAAGATCACCCGCATGGTGTTCAGGACACCGGGTAGATACGGGATCTCCATGCGGGCAGTTACCTGGCCATGCTCGGCACTTGCTGCGGTAAACTCGCGTCCCGATAGCGGCACGACCTCAGCTGGGACATTGGCGCGCCAATCAATCCAGCTCTTTGTGTCTCCCCCTAGATCGTCACGGACAGCCTTGAACTCTTGAAGGCCGATGCGATGGCGATATTTTCCGGCCATCAGTAGAGCCTCAACCGTCGATGCGGCCAAAGTAGTCTTTCAAAAGCCTTGTCCGAATTTGCCGAGTTCGCCGCTTCGGGATCCTTGTACCGGGTGACCACCTTCAGCATCACAGCAGCTGCCACAGCCCCAGGGACCGCAACTGCCGCGCCATCGGCGTCCAGCCAAGGAATTGGCCGTTTGAGGTAGTCCATCGCCTCCGCCTCGGCCTCCACAATCAGCCGATCGATCAGGTCGTCGTCGCCATCATGTATGACCGGGATTGCGGCCTTCGCGTCTTCACGAGTTACCACGCCCACGGGTTTTCCCCTTGTTCTCGGGAGCTGCTGCACGCGCCTTGTTCTCAGGCAGCTGCAGAAGGCCCATGCGGCTGGCGACCTCGAACGCCCGATCAGGGAGATCGTGGTCGCCCTGGCCGAACGTCTCCACCTGGATGCCGTCTGGCGACCAGCTCAGGCGGCGCTTGAGCGTTGCTTTCATTCGAACCTCCAGAGGGCGGCGGCTACGCCGCCGCCCTGATTAACGTCAGGCCGACAGCTTCAGCAGCTTGACGGCCTCGCTGTTCTCCACGAAGCCACCGACGCGCTTGGTGGTATAGAACTGCACGTACGGCTTGTTGGTGTACGGATCGCGCAGCACGCGGGTGCCGATGCGGTCCACGACCGTGTAGAAACGCTTCCAGTCGCCGAAGGCCAGCGAAAGGGAATCGGCCGCCAGCTCCGGCATGTCCTCGTTCTCGATGGCCCCGTAGCCCAGCAGCTTGGAGGGTTCGCCTTCCTGCAGGCCTGGCTGCCACAGGTAGTTGCCCTCGTTGTCCTTCAGCTTGCGGGCTTCGCGAAGTACCAGGTTGGACAACATGAAGCGGCCGTTCTGACGGTAGCCCTGCTTGGTGGCATAGATCAGATCAATCAGCGAGTCGCCGTTGAAGCTGCCGTCGATGCCGGATGCCACGAAACCAACGGTGCCAAAAGGCCGCGTACCGTCAGGCGTGCCAGCGTTGGCGTAGGCCAGGAAGCCCTTGGGCTTGTTCTCGCCATTGCCGGCGGTATACGCAGCATTTTCCTTCTCGTCGAAGACGATCGTGACCTCACTTGCCAGCCATGCTTCTACGTCGAAGAAGGCGTCATCGAGCGACGTCTGGGTGGCTGCCGGGTTGGCGTAGATTTCGCCCATGAACGCTGCGACTGGGGCCAGCTTCGGAGTACCAGTCTCCGGACGCGGGTCAGTCTCGCCGACCCAACCGGAACCAGCGCCCCCCAGGTTCGCCAGTTTCTTGTAGTCCGGCGTACCGACGGTAATCACGTTGCACACCGAGCGCATGGGGTTGGACTTGCGAAGGATCTGGATGATGTTCCGATCCAACTCTTCCGGGACAGCGAAGCCGCCGTCGGCGTCGTTGCCGGTGTTCACAGCCTTGGACTCGATGCCGCCGGCGTCGCCCTTGCGCATGAACTTGGCGAAGCCCTCCTTGTACTCGGCTTCCTCCTTGCTGGGCTGCCCGGCAATGCGATTGCCCTTGGTTTCGACGTCGTCCAGGCGGTTCTTGAGCTCTTCGACGCGCTCGAGCGCGTTCTCGATCTTGGAGAGTTTCTGCTCGACGTCAGCCACCGACTCACCCTTTGCCAGTTTCGCGAGGCGCTCGTCGTTGGTTTTCTTGAATTCTTCGAAGGCCGTGCCCAGGCCATCAATTGCATTTTTCAGTTCGAGATCCATTACATTTTTCCTCTTAGGATGTTGGCCAGATTTGCAACTGCTTTTGCCCCCTCAACATCCCGTTGAGTCGTGGCGTTTACGCGAGAAAGGAACGTCTTCGCTTCGGATTGCGACATCCCGCATACCTCGCGTAGGAAGGACTCGCAGTCGCGGACGGTCTTCAGCTCCTGGAGCTGTTTGACGGACGTCACCTGCGCGGCGGCATTGGCCGGGAAAGTGACGATTGAGTTTTCCCAGAGGTCGACGCGCTTGAGGGTGCGGATACCGGACACCCTGTCGAAGCTGTCTTCGCGGGTGACGAATCCGATCGAGATGCCAGTTACAGCGCCAATCTTCATCAGGGCGTGGGCTTCCCTTGCGCGAACCACGTCGGCAACGGGCAGCTTCCCCTCTATATAGAGTCCGACGGAGTCTTCTTGGAGCTTGGTGTGTACCCCAATGGGCTCGCCGCTACGGTGTTGCCATAGCACGGGCGGCATTTTCCCCCGCTGATTCCACTCAGCGATCGACAGTGCAAACGCACCAGGCGCCACCACTTCGTCGTAGGAATCCTTGACGCCAAAGACGGAGGCATAGCCGGAGAACGTGCCGTCATCGCCGGCCGCCTTGATCTCAAACGGGACGGTGAGGTGCTTCAGTTCCATGTGGTCTCCAGAAACGAGAAAGCCCGCTTTCGCGGGCTTCGTTTAGGTGTTGGATTTGGGTTTGGGAGGGGCTTGGCCGTTGATCAGCATGTTCATCGGGGTCAGGAAGATGTCCCCGCCCTCGCGAGGGTTCCAGTCCTCTAGGTCGCGGATCTCGTTGGGTGAAATCGCACCGTCCTGCATCAGCGAGTGGTAGTAAGCCGCTCGCGCAGCCATGTCTCCCCGCAGGAGAGCGTTCACGTTAAACTTCAGGAAGCCCGACGCCCACTGGGCGCGCGGCAGCAGCGAAACCCGAACACGCGCCTCGATCGCCACCAGGTACGGCATCAGGCAATCTGTCACGAACTCCTGCGCCTGATGCTCGATGTTGGAGAAGGTGGCGTGCTCCAAATCGCCGATCTTGTGAGGCGGAACACGGAAGAGACCAGCCATCTCGCTGCGGTTGAGCTTCCTCGCATCGATGTACTGAGCCTGCTCGTTGGTCATGGAAACCGGCGAGAACTTCAATCCGGCCTCAAGGATGGCTACCTTGAATGCGTTCTCCGCGCCGCCGTAGGTTCCCTGCCAAGAGTCACGAATCCGTTCATATGCTTCGTCGGACAGCGTGCCGTCCGTCGACAGCACGCCGGAGAGCTTGGATCCGTTCTTGTAGCCGGAGCTGCCCATCTGAGCGCCAGCGATCCCCTCGCCCAACGTCTCCCGCATGTAGCTGATCGGGTCCAGCCCGCGCACACCGTCCAAGCTGAACACACGGACGTGAAAGACCTCTTCCTGCGCCAGTACCGCTCGCCGGCCGTCTGGGAAGGCGACCTCATAGACAAGGGACCAGTCAGACCTGAGCTTCGGGGTGACCGAGTCAGGGTGAAGGGGAAGCAATTCCCGCAGTTCACCCCGCACCACGTTCTTCCAGGCGTAGAAGTTGCCGCGGGAGGCCAGACATGCGCCCGTCTGCGTCCAAAACTCCACCGCCGTCTGAAAATCGTTTGGTGCAATGCTCAGTAGCGTGTGAAGTCGGTTCTCTATGTCCTTATCGCGCGCCTTGCCCTTCTTCTTGTAGAGGCCCACCGGAAGCATGCCAATGCTCTCCGCGATCACTCTCACGCATGAGGCAAATGGGGAGAACTGCATCGCGCGTCGCGCTGAGACCGCCACGCCGGCTGCGGAGACGCCGCCGGCAAGCAGCTGCGCGAGCTTGTCGGACGAGTCTATCGCCACAGGGATGGCCGATTTCGTGCCGAGGATGCCCATCAGTCGGCCCCGTAGACATCAAAATCGGTCTGCGCATCAACGACCAAAATTCGGGCACCCGGAAAGGTGCGAGCGAATTGCTTGTGCATATCCTGCTCGCGCTTGGCCGTCAGCGGCGACGTAGTCCGTACCACCACCAGGTCGCCCCTACGCACACGAATGGCACCATCTGAGGGGTGCTTGTGGAACTGCAGTGGCGCACGACCAAGGCGTGCCGCGAGCCATGCTTTCAGGGTTTGGAAGTTCATTACAGGCTCCTAAGGCCCCGGCTTTCATAGGGTGAGGCGGCCGGGGCCTCGTTAAGCATCGCGCGGCCCATCGCCATGATCAGCGCCACGGCGCCGTCGATCTTGTTGTCGTTCGATTCCTTGCGCGGGTAGACGTGATCCTTTGCGTCTACCCTGGCAACCACGTTGCCCATCATCCAAGTCATTGCCGCATTGCCGTCGTGCCACAGGCGCCGAGAGATGATCAGTGCCTCGACCTCTTTCATCGGCTCGGACAGGTTCCGGACCGACTGTGCCATTTCGACCACAGGCAAGCCTTCCTGACCCAGCCGCGTCATCAGGTAGGCCGCCTGAGTAGGATCGAACGCGATGTCCTGTATCTCGATGCCGCGCGCCGCCAGCTCCCTCAGCTCTTCCTCGATGAAGGCGTAGTCGGTCATGTTTCCAGGGGTGGATACCATCAGTCCCTGAAGGACGAAGAGCTGATATCGCTCGCTCTCTTCCACGGCCGATTCCGGCACATAGAACCTCGGCACCACGTGGTAACCGCCGTCCTTCTCGAACAGCAACACCACTGCGGCTACGTCCAGCTTTGAGGCCAGGTCGACGCCCACCCAGCAGCGGCACCCCGCAAAATCGTCCAAGTCAAAAGATCGCGATTGCCGCTGCCACGCCAGCATGTTCATCCACGCGAGCTTGGCGCCCACCCAGTCGTTCAAGTGCTTGGTGCGGAAGGCGCTCTGCTTGCTGGCCGACCGTTTTGCCTGCTCCAGCTGCGCCAACAGGAACTCTTCGAAGACCGAAACGCCGTAATTGGGGTTGGCCTTGCGCAGGCTCGCCGGATCGTCCCACCGGTCGCCCTCGTCGATGCCGAAGATCATCCCGAAGATGGTTTCGTCGGTGACCTCGCCTTCCAAGATTCGGATCACATCGCGCCGCTTCTCGTAACACGGCCCGCCCAGGTTGGTCCCGGCGGTGGTGATGATCCCCAGCAAGGGCTGCTCGCGTGCACCCATGCCAGTCTGCATCGCGTCGACCATGTGGTCGGTGTCGTGCTCGTGGTATTCGTCCACCAGCGCCGCGTGCGGGCTGGACCCGTCACCCGGCTTGCCAATCATTGGCTCGAACTTCGACATGTCCTCCATGACAAACATGGAGCCGGGGTTCTTCGGGTTGCCCGACTGCTCGATGCCGAAGCGCGCACGCAGCGCGGGCATCTTCTGGACCATCTGCCAGGCCGGCCGGTACACCTCGAAGGCCTGCTTCTCGCTGGTGGCGCCCGAGTAGATCTCCGCACCGGCCTCACCGTCGGCGGCAAACAGGTAGAGGCCTCGTGCCGCAAGGCGCAGCGACTTGCCGTTCTTTCGGGGGATCTCTTCGTAGGACTCGCGGAACCGGCGCATGCCGGTGGACTTGCGGACCCAGCCGAAGAGGTTGCACTCAATGAAGTGCTGCCACGGCTCATACACCAGGAGCTGCTTCTTTGCCGCCCACTTGCCCTTGGTGTGGGGCATCAGCTCTTGGAACTTGACCGCGCGATCGGCCTTGGCCGCGTCGTACTTGTACGGCCAGTCAGGGCCGGTGCGCTTCAGGTCATCCAGAAACCGCTGACAAGCAAGGATGATGTACCGTCCGGCCGGAATCTTCCCGGCCACCACGCTGCGTGCGTAGGCCTTGGCAGATTCGCTCGGGGTCATGCATCAGAACTCGTCGAATGGATTGCCCTCCCGGGGCTTCTCGGTCCCGAGCTTCTGGCGATCCGCCGGCGTGAGGCCGAGCCGCGCCAGGCAGCCGATCAGGTGCGAGTACTTGGCCGCCTTGAAGTCAGCGCGGTTCGCGCGGAACTCGGCGAGCAGCGACGCGGCTACCTCCATGACGAACCGGTCAGCGCTGGTCAACACCCCCGGCAGCGAGCACTTGTCCAGTTCCTTCCAGACATCGACCACGTCATCGGGCAGGTGCCCCGGCGGCTTGCCGAGTGCCTTGCCCGTGGTCGGGGCAACCTTCTTGTAGCGCTGGGGGTTCTTTTTCTCGGCCCCTTTGAGCTTGGCCAGCTCGGCCGGCTGCTTGTGCCTCGCCATCGGGGCCAACCTCGAAATTCAAATTCTGTGGAAATGCGACCAAAAGAGGGGGCGCGTATCGCGAGGCGTTCAGCCTCAACTTTCACCCTCCCCCCTCCCTTGGCGACCTCCTCCGTGGAACGCGTCACGGCCGTTGGGGTTCCACGCCGGCCGCCCGAACCCGCCGTTCTCGCGCGCGGTCTTCGCGCTGTGACAGGGCCCGCAGAGGGACTGGTAGTTGCCCGGATCGTTGTTGGCGTCGTCGCCGTCAATGTGGTCTACATCCGTTGCCGCCTTTACCCTGCCCAACGCGGCGCAGTGTCGGCATAGCGGCTCCCGCGCCAGTTGAGCCGCGCGGATCTTGCGCCATGCGGCCGAATTGGTCGGCAGCGCCCTTCGGGCCTGCCGCCGCTTAACTTGTAGCTTGTCTTCCTTGTAGGGCTTCCAGCCGGCCGGCCGGTGCTGGGCGGGCCTGGTTGGCATCAGTACGGGTTCCCGTCCATGTCGGTGCGCTGCGGCTCTGCCGCGGCGTCACCCTCCGGCACCGGAACGCCCACTTCTTCGCCCAGCAGCAGCACGACCGACTGCGTGAGTAGACCGATATGCTCAGCCTGCTGAGCGATCTGGCGCCCCTGCTCCACGATAGTGGCGTGCTGCTGCTCGGCCAACGACAGCAGGCGGTCTATGCGCTCGTCCATCAGAACTCCTCGACGGCCCAGCCGCCTCCGTCCCGCTTGGGCTTCACCCGGACCGCAATGAAGCGCATCGGGTACAGGGCGGCAGCCATCTTGATCTTGACCCTGGCATCGTCCATCCAGAAGCCCTTGACCTCGTGCAGTTCCATCACGCCATCAGCGGCTAGCACCGCAAAGTCAGGCGTGTAGAACATGCCGTCAGCCAGGCGCAGCTTGATGCCCTCGAACTTGTGCCACTGGATCTCACCGGCGGCCTCTAGCTCGCGTAACCGCTCCGCATAGGCCGCCTCGGTCTTGTTCATCTGGCCGACCTTGAGCCGGCCAAGCGCCAGCATGGCCTTGCCCTGCCCAGACATCAGCGCGGGCTGCGGCGGCGGACCTGGGCCTTGGCCTTCTTGGTCTTCGGCTGCGGAGGCAAGCGACCCTGCACTTCGATCAGAACCCCGTTGACCGCGGCCAGCTGGCTGCTTAGCGAGGTGATCTGTGACCCGGCGGCGGAATCCACATTCTCGCTGTGCGCCTTCACCTCGGCCAGCTCGGCGCGCAATGCCTCAGCGTCGACCTCGACGGCACGCAGGCGCTGTGCGAGCCGCTGGGAGGGAGTCGGCCACAGGGTGACGCCGAGTACTTTGATGGTTCGGGACATGGTGATCTCCAAGGATCAGGGGCGCTTGGCGCCGTTGATGGCCGCCTCGACGGCCCGGTATCGGTCTACGGTTTCGTCTCGCTCGGACTGGGCGAGCTCGCAGGCCCGTACAATTCCTGCCGCACCGAGCCTGCGTAGTCGGTCTTGTTCTGCAGCCGCTGCGGCAGCGGCGGCACCGTCGGCCAGGCGGCTGGTTTCGCAACTGGCCCAGTGGCCGCGCAGCCGGCCAAGCTCACCATCGCGGCCAGCAACAGCAGCTGCGATGCGCTCTTGATAGTCAGCATTGATCTTTTCCTCTCGCTCGTCGGCGGTATCTCCCGCCTGCTGGACGCCTGCTACCTGCTCGCGATCGACAGAGCGAGCCACCTTCTCTCCAGCCAGGGCCTTCCGTCCGTCGGCCGCGTCGGCCGTGGCGGTACTGAGAGCCGCGCGATCTCCGCGCCAGGACCAGCCTGCAGCGAACGACAGCACGCAGCACACGACCCATGCGATCAGCAGGCCGACGACCAAGTAGGCCCGACTCACGGGGCAAGCTCGGCAACGCACTTGGCATGCCGCTCCAGCTGCCGATCCCACACGCCCCAACACACCTTGTTGGGCTTGCCGTTGATCAGCGTCGAGCAGTCGTAGCCACCGGCACGCTTCCACAGCAGCAAGGCGTCACAGGCGGCACGGTAGTTGCCCACCAGCAGCTGGCGTCGCATGGACGAGGTCTGCCAGTTGCCTGTCCCGTACTGGTAGGTGAAGTCCAAATAGAGGTCGTACTCACCCTGTGTGAGGTAGACGCCAGGAAGCGATGCGCGGAATCGCTTTTCCTCCCCCGCGATGTGTGCCTGAGCGGTGTGCAGGGCACGATCCGGAGTGATTCGATCACCGAGCCGCACCGGTGTCCCGTCGGCGTGGAAGGTCGATCCGAAGCCGACCGTGGGGCGGTCGTTCTTGGTGGGGATGACGGCCGTATCGGTATAGCCCTCCCTGGACACGATCGCGACCAAGCCCGCAGCGCTCAGGACCAGCAACGCCACAAGGGACCGGCCTGATGCGCCGCCGGCCCGGCTCATGCTTTGGCCGCCTTGGCAGCCTGCCGCCACTCGCGAACCCAGCGCCACGCCAGATAGGTGATCTGGCCGACCAGGTAAACGACGGTCAGGATCACGACCAGGCGGTCGAGGTTGACGCCGCCGGCGACTGCACCGGCGACCGCAACCGGCGGCGTGACCTTTGCCGCAGCACTCGCCGCGGTACTGATGATTTCGTCCCGCATGGTTGCCCCGTGGATTGTCCGGTTCGGCATTTCGCCCCTCCCGGTTTGGTCAATAGGTGCCCGCCCCGCTGCCGGCTTGGCGCGAGGGTTAATCCGGTCTGTGAAGCGGGCAAAGAAAAAGCCCCGGCTGTGGCCGGGGCTTGCGTCTGGATAGTGGCAAGAATGCCCCTGTTTCCGATGACTCTTCAAGTCATCGCTATGCAGCGCGCGAAAGCGCCTGCCTGAACTGGCGCGCAGCTTCGTTCTCTGCGGCTCGCATCTGGATGAGCATCCACTCGTAGACTGGCTGCCAGAACCTGCTGTATGCCGAGCAGTCGGCCCCGATGGCTGTTGCGCGCTTCCGGCCGCTCAGTTGCTCCAGGCCACTGCCGTCGCATGCTTCGCACTCCACGAGGCCGGTGCCCTCTGGCGCAGCCTGTGTGCGCAATCCCTCGCATCGCTTGCAGCAGCCGGCAGCGGCCATTTCACCGATCACCGCCACCGCCAGTCCGCCAAGCTGCTCCATGGTGCTGATGGGCCAACACAGCGCGCGCGTGCCCTCCAGCTTTGCCTCAGCGCGCGCGAACTCTCGGCGCTGCATGTCCGTCACCGCATTTCCCGCCCAGCCCATGCAGGTTTTGGCGATGCCGTACTCCGTACGCGCCAAGCTCAGCACCTGCTGGTGTCGGTTGTATTCCGGAGCCACCAGCGCGATGACGGCCTTCCGCAGATGGTCGATGCGCCGCGCCGCACTCTCTGGCCACCACAGGGCCTCCAGCAGCTCACGACCGAGGCCGCCGGGCACCATTCCCAGCGCCGCGGCAATATCCTGCGTGGTCAGGTCCGGCGTGCCGCCACGGCCGGTGTCGAATTTCACGGTTGTTGGCCCCATCCGGCTGGACAGCAGCTCACGTACATTCCCCATGGCCTTTCCCCTTGTGCTCTCGTCGATTGATTTCACGGCGCAGCGCGCGTGCCCGGCGCAGTGCCTGCTCTGCCTTGTGGCGTACGGCTGGGGCGGTCCACGCCCTCGTCCATCGCATCGCGGCTATGTCTTGCTGGATGCTGCTCAGCAGCGCCAGCGCCTTGTCGTCGTAGCGGGTCAGGTCCATCCGTCCAGCTTCTTCCCAGTGCGTCGCACCGATCGCGACGCCAGCCCCTCTATCCCGGCCGTTCCCAGGCTGCAGTCAGCCGCTCCACTTTCCCGCCCCTCGCCTGCCACTGCTCGAACGTCTCGAAAACCGGCGTGGCCACTGGAGCCGCACGGACAGGCTTGGGGATCATTGCGGCCCGCAGCCCGACCGTCGCACCGCGCGCAGCCCTTGCCCTCTCCACGCGACGGCGGTTCTTTGCCTTGGTGCGCTCTGCCCTCTGCGATTCGGTCAGCCGGGGCCGAGTCATCGCCGTGCCACTCCTGCGGAACCTCGCGTCTTCACGCTCGCCAGTCCTGAGCAGGTAGCCCCGCGCGACCAGGTAGCGCAGCGTGCTGTTGATCCCGTCCTTGGCTTTGTCCGTGTCCATGCCATCAGCTGCCAACTTCTCGTACAGCCCCGCATAGCTCAGCCCTTCTGTCGGGGTCTGCTCGAACGCCGCGCGAACGCGATCGGCGCATGTCTTCTTGCTCTCACTCACGCAGCTGCCCTCAGCTCGATGATGTAGGTCTGTTGTTCAATCAATTCGTCGTCGCTGCCATACGTCTCGTGGAAGGTGCGCGAGCCGTCCATCAGGCTGGGGCCCCACGTCTCCCGCATCTCGGCGAAGGTCTTGCCCTGCGTCGGATGGCGTCGGTGGTGCCACACGCACAGGGCGTACCCGAAGGCATGCCCGCGGCGCTTGTTCCCGCTCTTGGCGTGGTTGTAGTCGCAGCCGTAGAACACCTGACTGCCCGACAGCAGGCGCATGGCTGCCAACACAAGGCAGGCCATGCACGGGCCCACCTTGGCGGCCTCGATGCGCGCGCTCTCCGCGGGGGTCGGCGGCGGTGCCTTGGACCACATCAGGCGGCGGCCCTTGACTGGGCGGCGACTTCTTCCAGCTCGACCGCTTTCGCAAGGTAGTAGTCGTGGCGGTCTTTACGCACCACTGAGCTGAACTGAAAATCCACCAGCGCCTGCGCAGCGGCTGCACGCCACAAGGGGGCCTCCTGAGCCGCGGTTATGCGGGAGTCGTGGATGAAGATGTCCAGCTGGTTGTTATCCGATCGCATCAGGCGGCGCTCCCGAAGCCCAGCTCAGCCGCTGCGCGCGCCATCGCATCCGCGGCGGCAGACCGATCACGCACTGCCACCACGCCG